GCGCCGGCAACTGACCAACAAGTTCAACGAACTCATGGACACGCTCGTCGGCGAGATCTCCGAGTGCGACACGCGCATCGCCATGATGATCGACACGCACAACTCCCACCTCGTGTCCATGCGCGACAAGCTCAAGGTCGAGCAAGGCTGATGTTCAAGCCGCCCGATCCCGCGACCCTCGCCTCGCTCCAGAAGCGCGTCGACGAGGCCAGCGAGGATCCCCAGATCCGCGACAACCACCTGTACGCCGGACTGTTCGACAGGACATCCGGCGTGTACGGGGACGCCGCATCCTCGCCCGAGTTCGTCCGCGACGCGCATGGAGCCAGGCTCGTGCGCACGCGACTCTCACGCCGCGAGTGGATCGAACGCTACTTCCCCATCCGCGACAAGGCCGGCAAGATCGGGCCACTCAAGCTCAACCGCGCGCAACGCCGGCTCGAGACGTGGATCCTGCAGATGGAGATGGCCGGCGTGCCCGTGCGCATCATCATCCTCAAGGCCCGCCAGATGGGCTTCTCCACCTACGTGCAAGCCTGCATGTTCGAGAAGCTCCTGCGCGAGAAGAACTTTCGCGGGCTCATCATCGCGGACAACAAGGATCGCTCCAAGCTCCTGCTCCAGATCGCCGAGACCGCCCGCACCTCGATGATCAAGACCAGAACCCAAGCGGGGGAAACGGTCCACTGGGACTTCAAGATGAAGTCCAAGGCGACCAGCTCGCTCGTATGGACAGACCCGATCCGTGGAGAGATCCACGTCACAAGCGCAGAAACCCCCGAGCCAGGTCGCGGTGGAACAAGGACGATGGTCCACTTGTCCGAGACCGCGCACTGGCCCGACGCCGAACGCAAGCAAGCCGGCGTGATGGCTTCGCTGCCCACGTTGCCAGGTACCTACGGATTCGACGAGAGCACGGCCAATGGCGACCAAGGGAAGTTCCGTGACGACTTCTGGCGCGCGTGGAAGCAGCGCGACATCGACCTGTTCGAACGCACCGATCCATGGCACGCCGTGTTCTTCGCCTGGTGGGAGCACGACGAGTACCACTGGACGCGCACCTACGGATCGGGACGCTCCATCCCCGAGAAGCTCGCCGAGCAGATCAAGAACAGCCTCGACGAGGAGGAGCGCTGGCTCTTGAAGCAGACCTACATCCGCCGCTGGAGGAACGACGACCAGTGGCGGCAGGTGCCGGCCAAGCAGGGACGCAAGCTCGTGTTCGACGAAGATGGCAAGTTCACGACCAAGACCGCCCCCGTCGACAAGCCGCACAAGTGGTGCCGCGTCGGAGTCGGACTCGTGCCCGTCTCCATCGACCAGCTCGCGTGGCGCAGGCAGAAGCTCTCCGACAAGGAGATCGCCAACGACCTGATGCTGTTCAACCAGGAGTATCCGTCCCGCCCGCAGATCGCGTTCATGTCCACCGGCAGGCCGGTCTTCGACATGGACTGCATCGACAGGATGCTCGCGCTCGCGCGCGACAACCCGCCGCGCTTCGTCGGAAGCATGAGGGTCGAGGAGTGAACTTCAAGTTCGAGCCCTACGCGCGCGGCGGTCTCCAGATCTGGAAGGATCCCGAGGAGGGCCGGAAGTACGTCGCCGCGTCCGACACCGCAGGCGGACTCGCTCGAGGGGACTTCGCCTTCATCGTGGTCATCGAGGGCGAGACCTGCGAGGTGGTCGCGCGCTGGAAGGAACGCGACGACCCGCACGTCTGGGGGCCGAAGTGCGCCTGGCTGTCGTGGTACTACAACGAAGCCCTGCTCGCGTTCGAGACGTACCCCTCGGCCCACGGCTACACCGCCTGCATGGAAGCCATCAACAAGGGCTACAAGAAGATCTACAAGCGGCAGCGGCAGGACACCATCTCCAAGCAGGTGTCCGAAGTCCTGGGCTGGCACACCAACTCCACCACCAAGCCCCTGCTCATCGACCGCATCAAGCGCGCACTCGACGAAGGCGCGCACATTCCCGACGAGGAATTGCTCTACGAACTACGCGACCAACGCTGGAACGGAAAGGGCGAGATGGAGTCGCGGGGACACGACGATATGGTCATTGCATACGGCATTGCGCTCGCTGTCCGTGATCAGTCATGGACAAGGGGCCTATTGCGTCCTGAGCCTGTAGTGCCTAGGACAGAGTCGGAACGCTACTGGGCTGCGTACGACAAGCGTCTTACCGCCAAGCCCAAGAAGCGAAAGCTCTACCATGGATGATGCGTTGAACGGCTGGGAGTTCGGAGTGCTGGCGATCGTCGCGCTGACATGCGCGCTGCCCGTCGCGGCGGTGTCATGGGCGTTGGTGCGCGTCAATCTCCGCCTCGCCGACCAGAACCGCGACTTGCTGAAGGCGATCCTCGCCAGCAGCGAAAGGCCGCAGGCCGCCGCCGTCGCTGGCGCCATGGAGATCACTGATCGCGAGAAGGTGGCGCAGGAAACCATGGGGCGCGCGACTCTGCCTCGCCGCCACGCAGGAGCAGGATGAAGCTCGACGAAGGCAATCTGATCGAGATGATCGACAAGCGTGTCGGTCTCCACGAGTCGCGTCTCGAGCGCCTCGCACTCGAGGAATCGTGGATCTCGAACGTCGCCTTCTGGAGCGGCAAGCAACGCTTCTTCTTCGAGCAGGGACGCCTGTTCGACGCCGGCATCGACGACCCCGAGGCGGCGACGCACTACAAGGTGAACCTCATCCGCTCGCGCGTGCTCGCCGCCTGCGCGAAGGTGCTCGCGGTCAACGCGGAGTTCCGCTGCCGTCCGCCCACCGGCACCAGCCGCGACCGCGAACTCGCGCAGCTTGCCGAGCGCGTCTTCGATCACATCCGCGAAGTCACCGACTTCGAGTGGCATCTCATGATGTCCACGCTGTGGAAGGCCGTCTGCGGCTCGTCCTTCCTCAAGATCACCTGGGATCCGTTCAAGGGGGAGCCTGATCGCTTCTACCTGTCGGATGCGCAGAACCGCCGCGTCATCCCCGAGCAGATGCTTTCTCAGGCAATCAAGCAGGAGAAGGACAGGGCCGGGCTCTTCGAGGACTACTCCCCTGGCGATATCTCAGTTAGCGTCCTGTCGCCGTTTGCCGCGTTCCAGGATACGAGCAGCCGCGACTCGCAGATGATGGGCTGCCAGTGGTTCGCGGAGAAGCACTACGTCGACATCGACCGCATCGCGGAACGCTTCGACATCGACCCCAAGGACATCCAGCCGATGGAGGCGGATGCCGGCCTGCGCAACTACGAGGAGGCCATCGCGTTCATGTCGAACGGATCCGGCTTGTCGCTCGTGGACTGGGCGCAGCCCGAGGACAAGCGCGGCAAGCGCACCCAGTACGTCGAGCTCTGGCAGCGACCCAGCAAGCAGTACCCGCGCGGCATGCGCGTCGTGTACGCGGGCGGGCGCATCCTCAACCTCAACCGCGCCGGCGGTCTCGACAATCCCTACATCGCCGACCGCACCGGCTGGTCGCACCTGCCCTACGTCAAGGACGACTGGTGCCCGCACCCCGGCAGGTTCTGGGGCGCGTCGCTCGTCGAGGATCTGCTCGGCCCGCAGTACTACCTCAACGAAGCCCGCACCGTGATGATGCAGTTCATGGAGACGTTCGGTCTCCCGAACACCTACGTCGGCGACCAGTCGGGCATCGACACCGACAGCATGCCGGTCGGCGGTGGACGCATCTACCAGGTCAACGAGGTGTCCTCGTTCAAGGTGCAGCACGGCCCCCCGCCCCAGATCCCGCCCGACGTGGCGCGGTTCATGGACGTGTGCGAGGCCGACCTGAACAAGGCCGCCGCGCAGTCCGAGATCAATGCCGAGGGATTGCCTGGGCAACTTCGTTCGGGCAGCGCCGTGCGAGCCATCAACGAGGAGCGGTTCATCACGCTGACCGTGCCCTCCAAGTCCACGCTCCGCACCGTGCGCGACGCCGGCAAGATCTGCCTCGCGCTCGGCAAGATGTACTACGGACCCAAGCGCACCATGCGCTACCTCGGCGAGGACGCGGAATGGGTCGTCGAGGAGTTCGACGGCTCCGACCTGCTCAACGACTTCGTCATCGTCGGCAACCCGTCCGTCGCGGACACGCTCGGCTCCGCGCGCGAGGAGATGCTGGACGCCCTGCAGGCCGGCGCGTTCAACCCGCAGTTCGACGAGCAGACACGCGCGCTCATCCTGAAGGGCCTGCACTACAACACCAGCGACGAGTTCATCAAGCGAACCCTCCAGGCGGAGCGGAACCAGGAGCGCGAGATCCAGGAGATGATCAAGGATCCGCTCAAGTACGGCGACGAAGGCTACCCCGTCATGGAGTGGGAGGACCACGCCAAGGAATCGACGGTCATCATCGCGTACATGTACACGCCGGAGTTCAAGGGGCTGCCCGTGCAGACGCAGGCGCTCATCACAGACCACTGGAAGAAGCATCAGATGTTCATCCAGCAAGCCCAGATGCAGGCCATGCAGATGGCCGAAGCAGTCAAGGGCATCCCAGGCCAAGTCGGCCAAGCATCCCAACCTTCATTCTGATTCATGCAAGACGCAAACCCCATCAAGCCCAAGGGCGCCAGGCGCGAAGAACACGCCGACGCCGCCAACATCGCGACGCAGCTCAAGGAGCTGTCCGCGTCCCGCGCCACCGTCGAGAAGGCGACCAACCTGCTGACCCCCATGTTCCCCATCGACGGGGACAACGAGAAGGAGGTCGAGGCCGCCGACGTGCTGCTCGAGGAGGTCTACAAGCAGCAGCGCCGTCGCACCGAAGAGGAGAAGGACAATGAGAACTCCATCTACCACTTCTTCGTCAAGTGCCGGAACCAGCACCCCGAGGGGCAGCCCAGCCACGGCATCTACCTGACGCTGAATCCCGAGGCCGGACTGGTTCGATCCGACCAGTGGAAGAGCGCCTACAAGCCCAACCCGAAGTCGGCGTGGTACGAGGACATCCTCTGCCAAGTGTGCCTGCGGTATCACGGGCAGAAGGTCCAACTGCCCGTCGTGGTCGGAACCGGCGGCTCGTTCACCGTCGACCAGCGGTGGTTGTGGCGCAGGCCCAAGGATCCCAAGCGCGCCTCCATCGAGGGCGAGTCCCGAGCCAACCCCATGGGCCTTCCGTCCCAGAACAATGGCCGCGATGAAGCCAACAGGCGCGCCGCCGCCGCCGGCTACGAGGTGATCCCGTGAGCGAACAACAACCCCAGCAGCCCGGCGCCGTTCCCTACGCGCCCGACAACGCCGTCGTCCGCCTCAAGGTGGATGGACGCGAGATGGATACCACCGTGGCGGACCTGCGCAAGAGCGCGCAGATGGCGTCCGCCGCAGAGAAGCGACTCCAGGAAGCGAACGCGCTTAAGGCACAGCATGCCGGCGCCATCGAGTTCGCCTCCCAGATGGAGACGCTGTTGCGCACCAACCCCGACGCGGCCCTTGCGGAGATCCAGAGACGTGCGTCTCAACTGCATGGCCGCCCCATCGGAGTTGGCTCCACCGATGCGAGTTATTCGGGCGAGGAACTGGATCCTGTCACCAAGCAGACCAGATCCGAGCTCATGCAGATCCAGAGCAAGATCGCGGAGCTCACAAAGTTCCGCGATGAATTGACCACCCAGTCGCACATGGATCGCATCAAGTCCGTCGTCGGCTCGCTGCCCCTATACCAAGGGAACGCGAAGGCGCGGGAACAAGCTGAGGTTGTGGTCGCGGCTTACCAGATGGCGAACC